GTGTCTTAGGTTCATTAAAAAACCTACCCCCCTTCGAAGAATTGCAACTTCCGCATAGCGTTTGAAGATTCCAGTCGTCATCAGTGCCGCCTGCTAAGCGTGGCAGTATGTGATCAACCGAATTGCCTTCCGCACCGCATGCCTGGCAAGTGTAACCGTCACGTTGAAGGATACGCTGACGAATCTTGCGCCACTTAGATGTTGAACCATTGTCCTTCAATGCGCTTGCCATTAGTACCAGTTCCTTTCAATGTGGAATGCCCACGCCTTGCATGGCGTTTGATAACGCTTTGTTATGTATCGAAGCGTTGCGTCTATTTGCCTGAACGGGTCAAGGTCACGGTAATGCGTTGATCGCATTTGACCCAAACCGAAATGCGAACCGTTCTTCGCCCGATACGACCAACGGCTTTCCTTTGTGATGATTCGATTGAAACATTGAAATTCTTTATAGTCAAGAATCCTTGAATGTGCATAAAGTTTCAAATGGTCTATTGAGTAATTAGCAGCTGAAGCAGGGTTAGCCCCTATCGGTGCGACGAAGCCAGTGATTAACAACAACAATTGAAGTCTTTTTTTATTTATCTTTTTCTTTTCAAGATTATTTGAAAGAACTTCATTCTTATGTAAAACCCTGAAATGCGGGGTGTTGTTGTATGCGTCCAGCGTACACCCCCCATGCAAATACCCGTCAACTTCATGCGTGGCTTTGGGCGTGTCCCACACCTTTTGCACCACTGTGGATAACGCCTGTGCATAACTCTTACCGTGTAATGATCTCAATTGAACCCCACCCTTCACGCTTGACTTCAGTCTTTGACACCTGCAATTTGCGGTGTTGTTCAATGACCACACTGTTTTTGACTGGGAATTCCCTTTCCTGTTGTGCCTGCAATAGCAATTCCCGACGTGTATCAAATACGACCAAACGGGTTTCAAGTGCCAAACGATCAGCAAGTGCAAGCCACAACAACCTGTGTGTTTTCATGACGTGTGTTGCGTCGGCAATTAAGTCATAACCCTGTTCAACCGCCATGATCGCCTTTGTGCGCATGTGGCGGGTGTAGGCGTTCACGTCCATGTCCTTGATTGCCCTGATTGCGTCAATGTTGTAGACGTGTTCATTGCCTGTTTTGTTGTTTCGAACCCAGGTTGATTTGCCCGCCCCTGGTGCGCCCATAAGTACGGTGATCACTGGTGACCCCAACCTTTACCTTTGAAAGAAATCCCCGGGGCTGAATACAGGCGATTCATTGGTTGCCCGCAACATTGTGCCTGTCGTTCTTCATGGATTGACTTATCCACTTCAACACGGATTTTGCACACCGTGCATTCAAATTCATAGATTGGCATTTGAAGCCCCTATCTGTGCAACCGTCATGCAACTGCAAATTGTGCATTGGATTGTTTCCACACCTGGCGGCAATAGGTCGGTTATCTTGACGACGATCTGACTGGTTTTCTTTTTGCACATTCGACATTCAAATTGCACTTTGTCCATAGTTGGATTTCCTCAAATTCTCGATTGGCTGAAGATTGATTTGCGTGACCCACCAATTGGGTTGCTTACTGTGGCGATACTTTGGACGCTGCGCCATTGCAATGGGAATCCACCCTGCAATGAAATAGTGTGGGGATTGCCCTGTCACCAAAACGGCAATGTCAGTTGCACGGTCGTATTCGTGAACGATCAGCTGCCCCGTGACGTATTTCGTCCAGCGCACTTCAATGCCATTGCCCACGTCGGCTTTGACCTTGCGCTTTTGTTCGTAAGGGTCGAATGGCAGATCGAAGTATTTTGCAACGACCCATTCGCTGCCAATAGATTCCGCCGATTCGACCAGGTACTCAAACGTGCCCAAATCCTTTTGATGACGTTGTGGGTTTTCGCTGAATTTGTTGTTGTCTGCAACGAATTTGACCGCTGCCAGCATACAAATGACTTCTTCTTCACGGGTCAATGTCATTTTCACCGACAACCACCGCACAACCATGCAAGTTTTTCGCCTGCCTGCCCTACTTTGTAACCGAAGGCGTCCAGTTTCATAATCAATGCGCACCCGTCACATTGTTCGACTTTGTATTCGGCGATTACTTCACCATGCTTCAGCAGTTTGGCGGTCATTGTCTGCGGGTTGATTAATTCCATGTAATCACTCATTTGAATGTCACCCACAACATTGCAACAACCAACACGATTTCAACGCAAACCACTATTTGAATTAAACGTTGTTTTGTCATTGGGCACGCCATTTCCCATTTGAACCAAACATGTACCACTGCGGCGCACATTGGGTTGCTTTGTCGCGATCAGTGCAGAAATACCCCGCCCAGTCTTCACCGTTTTTCTTCTTGCCAGTCTTCCAAACGCGGTGACCATGTGGGCATTTCGGTGCTTCTTCAACTAGTTGACCGCCCAATTGCCCGTCGATCTCAGCAATGGCGTCACGCAATGTCACGCCGTCAGCTGATGAACCAAATGACGGTGATCCAGCCAATTCGGCTTCGGCTGCGGTTTTGAAACTGGGCACGTCGCCATGTTTTTGTGCCCACGGGTCATAATCGTCAGCCGTTGATCGTGCAACCTTCGTGCTAATTGTTTCGACCTTTTCCATGTCTTGACGGGTTGGACGCTTGTCTGTGCCCAGCAATAAACCAATGGCGCGTCCAATGCTGGACGTGACCGTATCTTCGCAAAAAAACTTCTTCATTTGCACGTTGTACGTTGCCACGTTGCCAAATGCGTAATCGATCGCTGAAGGCTTCTCATCTTCGTACTCTTTAAAAATTTGGGTCTGAACAAGAATGTAACCCTTTTCGGCATTAAATTCGACAATGTGATTTTCAATGCGCCCTGACGGGTGTGTTTCCCAAAAACGCTTAATTCGTGCCGCAACGTCCTCGTAGTTGTCCAGGAAGCCAGCCATTATTTGACCGCCTTGTTTGCCATGTGGCGAATCATTGCCTTACGACGTGCCATGCCTTCGCGCTTGCCTTCTTTGAAGCCTTTGGCATAACCCGCAGCGGCTGAAATCACCATAAGAATGACGACCAGCACCAAACGCCCTAATGTCTCAGGGTCTAATAGATCAAGTACCATTTTGAATTCTCCCGATTCTTGGCGGTAAGTGTTACCACCTGAACTCAGGGTGACGCATGATCGGCGCGCGGTCAAGAACCTTGCGTGTTTGTCGGCGTGTCCCCGGGCTTTGGCTTGGATTTCAGTCCATTGCCAGCAAGTACACCGCCCAGTGAACCAGTCAAGAAAATTGCCAAGGTTTTCAATAGATCAATAAATGCAGCGTCGTTAGGCGCTTGTGCGCTAACTGGTTGCGTCACAAAAATAAGCGCATAAGTAATTCCCAGGGTGACAATTAGAAACACCGCTGCAAGGGTTGAACCAATTATCAAAATCAGCTGCGCGTGGATTTCTTCGGGCGACTTACGGCGTGCGGGTCTGTTGCGATTCAATTCCAAGTAGGTCGTCAGTGCATGTTCCAGTGGGGAGACATTGCGGTTTTTGGCAATGCGCTTTCCCCCAGTTGTCGAATTCTTGGCATTCATAACGTGTCCACCCCTGATACCCGCAAGCGGTCAGGGTTAGTGCAAGTGCCCAAACCAACCCTGCCGCCGCGAATCGTCGGTTCACTTCCCCGTAGAACCGAAGGCTTTGTCGTTTGGATTAAGCCAGCGCAAAACGACTGGTGCAACTGCTGCTGCGCCTGCCATTGCAAGGGTTTTTGGGTCAGTTACACCCGCCATGAATAGCGCAAGTGCCGCCGCCATGAATGAACGCGCCCAGGACGCTGCTAAGGCTTTGCCTTGTTCCATTTTTTTGTCTCCTTCTTTGGCTTTGCTGCCGTTGTAGGTATTTCGATCTTTGGAAATTCGCCCTTATACGGCACAAATTTTGGAATGCCAAAACCGACAATTTCCTTGCCTTCACCGTATGAACGAACCTTCACCATTACCATGCCGCCATTGCGCTGGTCGCCTGTCCCGCTGGTGTTTCCTTCGATTGTCAAACATGTCTTTGAATCGATCAGCCCCACAACAATTCCAATGTGAGAAATGCGATCAACGCCGTCATGTGGAAAATCCATAAAAGCCAAATAGCCCAATTGCGGCATGCTTGACCAGCGTTGAATCTCTTTGAACTTATGTGCGCCTTGTGCAGTGCCAACGACTGAATGAATCTTGACCCCTGCTTCATTTGCACACCAATTGACAAAACTGCCACACCAGGGCAAACCGTCTGCTTTTGTAAATTTGCCGTATTTGGTCAGGTTGTCGCCTTCTTCGATCGTGCCGATTTCAGCTGCTGCGACTTCGATCAACCTGGCATTTGTGCCTTGCGGATAACTAGACACCCAACGCCGCCTTTAAGTCGTCAATTGAAAGTCCCACTGAAGCCAATTTGTCGTGAATGGTTGGCTTCAATGGTGTGTGCGCTGCAAGTCCTGCTTGTGCCACTGCTTTTGAAAAATCGCCAACTATAAACAATTTATCTTCAATTTGATACACGCGTTCTGCGCCAATTTCTTTGCACAATTGTTCGCCGTTAACGTCTGCTGGCATTGGAAATTCATGCGTTGTCATTTTATAGTCCCACCCTAGTCACGGAAAATCTGCGTTCGGTGTAATACGTACCTGTGCTGCTTTGTTGCAATGATGCCGTTACATAATCCCCAGCAACCAATGCCGCAATAATTGTCAATGACCCGCGACCTTGTGGGTCGGACATGACTGTTGTTCCGTTCATGTTTGCGCCATTTTTTTGAATCTGAAGAAAGTGATAAGAAGAACCTGCACCGCTTAAAAGGTAACTGATTGTTATGACATAAACCCCACCAAAACCAGTGGGAATTGTCATGCGATCAGTGTTTGTTGAATTGTTGTGAAATCCGTCTGTATCTGTTTCTTCGCTTGTGTAGGTAAAGTTTCCAGGTGTTCCACCTGTCCAACTCATGTTCCCGTTTGTGTACGCCGTACATGTTGGCGCAGCTGCTTGACCTGATGAAGCGGTTGCCCATTTTAATCCAGTTGGTTCTGCTGAATCAGCAGTCAACACCGTTCCATTTGCACCCACACCGATTCGGGCGTCAACTGTTGTGAACGTAAATAAATCACCTTTTGTCGTCAACGGTGTGACATCTGCGGTTGTTGTCCATGTCGGAACGCCACCTGAAACCGCCAAAACCTGACCGTTTGTGCCAATTGGCAAACGCGTGTTGGTGTTTGCAGTGGCTGATGAATAAGCAAGATCACCAAGCGTCGTGCCTGGTTGCAATGCCTTCAAACGTGTGTCAACGCCTTGCAATGCAACGTCAAAATCGGCTGGCAAATCTGTGACCAGGTCGCTCGACGTTGGAAGAACAAAACCATAATTCGTGGTTGGGTTCGCCATGTGTGTTTCTCCTTTTCTACGCCACTATTGTGGCATTTGCCCAGTCTAAAGTCGGCGACACGCTTGCCCATGTTTCGGTCACGGGAACGTCGTTCCAACGCATTGCCTGCAATGAATACGCCAACGGGGACAACAACAATGTGACACTCAAACGGTTATAGGAAGCCTGAAACGACCAGCCTTCAACAAAACCTTGAAACGTACCCGACGCCATGTTCAGCGGTAGATTGTTGAGGGCAATTGCTTCACCCATAAAAATGTTGATTAGGTTGTCACGATCAGAATTGTCAATTTCAGGGTTTGTCAGGTCAAATGAAATTTCGCTAAAAATTGGTTGTGGCTGGGCACGAAGCGACAAATAGAAATTTGCCTGGGCGGTCGCGTCAGCTGAATCGTGCAGTGTCGTCTCAATAATTTGACCAAGCGTGCCGTAAAGTGAAATTGAAGCAATGTCGCTGGCACTGACTTCGTGTTCTGAATTTGCCCCGTATTTGATTGTCAGGGCGTTGCGTACGTCGCCCACACGCGTTTCAATACGCAAACCCGCTGCACGGGCATGGTTGGCGTCAAGATCAACATAACCGTTTGCTGAAAGGTAAGTCGTGCGGTGGGTACTGTCTGCATAACCAATGCGTCCCTGGGCGTCTTCGTAAATGTAACCCAGCCCTGAAGTGGCAAGGGCTGAAACTAAACTGTAAGCGTCAATTGCGCCTGCACCGCCCCCGCGTGCTGAAAGGTCATAATTGCCTGGGCGGTCAATTTCGCCCAAACCTGTGTTGCCTGCGTTCGACCATGTCACGGTTGGGTCATAAGTTGCCCAAGTTAGTGCCCCTGGCACTTCAGCCCAAGTTTGAAACAAAACTGATTCAAGCACTTCGTAAATCTGATTTCCGTCAAAATCGCGTGGCAATGGGTCTGTGAAAATAGATTTTGGCAAACGTGCCAATGCGCCCAACGCCGTGATCGAATACGTTTGGGTGAACATGGTTGTGCCCACGTCGCGCACTTCCAAACCAATGTCAACAACGTTTCCGCCAAAAATCGCGACAAATGTGCCTGAAGTATCTTGAACCGAAACGCCTATTGTGGAATTGATGTTGACTGGGATTGCAGTTTGATTGACGTCCAGCAGTTGAAGATTGACATAACCTGCTTGCGCTTGTTCATAAATGTTTGTTCGACCGCTGCGAATTGTAAGGTTTGCCAAAACTGCGTTGGTGTATTCCACACCGTCAATTTCAACCAACCAAATGGGTGACCATTGTGTCATGTTAAATCGCCACCAGGTTGGTCGCGCCGCCTGTTCCGCGATAGTAAGAATTGTTTAGGGTGTCAACGATCGTGCGGGCAGTGCCTTCTTTGTCCATTGCACCGTTGACCGTTATGTTGATGTTTGGTTGTGCTGAAGCCGCAAGAATTCCTGCCAGGGTATTGGTGTTGACGCCTGAAGTGCCAAACGCAAACGCTTTGTTTGAAGCCGCTTCGATACCTGCCAGGGTTGTCGTGCCGCTGGTGAAGTTATCAAATGCGCCTGCAATGTTGGTGATTGCTTCAGCTGCTTTTTTGGCAACTGTCGCAACCCCACCTGTTGCACTGCCCCCACCAGTTGTCAAACCAGTGCTGCCCCCACCTGTAACGCCGCTGGTTGATGTTGTAGCCCCACCACCAGCCGTCACGCCCGTCGTTGTCATAACCCCACCCGTTGACATTGAGAAATTACCCAATGCGCCCGTTGCGGTTGAACCTGACCCGCCACCGATCTTAGGAATTAAGGGCACGTCCTTGCCCCACTGAACCGCGTTGTAACCCTTGATCACGGCATTGATACCGTCAATAGCAGTGTTTAACAATGGTTTAATCGCGCCCAATACTTTTGCAATGATCGTAATGACCACTTCAGCAATGTTGCCGACAACGCTTAGTGCGTCGCCAATTGCTTTTCCTATTAGCGGGGCAATAAATTTGACTACGTCCCAGAATGCCGCGAATTCGTCCTTGCTATTCATAACGGCAGTTTTGACGTTATCAAGTACCGACTTCACACCTTCAATAATTGGTGTAAATGTTTTTTTCAATGTGTTACCAACGTCGGTGACTACCTTGCCAAACCCGTCAGCACTGGTCAGGCTGAACGCATTTGAAAATGCGTTAATTGCTGGCAATGCGTTTTGATTGATAAATTGCAAAAGTTTGTCAAGGATTGGAAGCAATGCCGCACCGACTGTCTCTTTTGCTTCGTCAAATGCAACCTGAACGCGTGCAATTTTTCCCGCGTATGTGTCAGCGTTTCGTGCTGCTGCGCCACCAAACAATTCAGTCAGGCGACCTTGAACCTGTTCAAATGACATTGTTTTAAGTTCGGCAGTTGATAAGCCAACCCCCAATTTACCCAGGGCAGCGGTGTTGCCGTCGTACGCTTTGGCAAGTGAATTGGCAATTGCTTCGACTGGCTTGCCTGTTGCCGCGCTAATGTCCAGGGCGGTTGAAAGTAGATCTTGCGCCTTTGTAATGTCGCCCGTCGATCTAACCAAGCGACCAAGTGCCGGGCGCAGTTCGTCGTCAGCAACACCAGTTGCCAATGACATTTGAAGAATCGATTGTTCAGTTGCTTTGATCTGGGCTTGTGTTGCACCCGTTGCGTTTTCCAACGCAACCGCCAATTGTGTTTGTGCCTTTTCGTCAGCAATTGCAGCCTTTACGCCTTCAATACCAATTGCGATCGCGGCAGCACCAGCAGCGGCAGCAGCTGCGGCAAACGCCTTGCCGATCTTTACACCAGCCTTGCCGATCTTGTCGCCAAATGAATCAACGTCGCCACCTGCAGTTTTCAGCGATTTGTTGAGATTGTCAACGTCACCAAGAATCGAAAGTTTAAGGGTACGACTGCCAGCCATTAGTCAAACTCCTTCACAACTTTGACGAACGCGTTTTCCCAACGCTTGACGATTTCAGGCTGGATTCTGCGCAATGTCGGATAAATAAACCAGCCGCGTGAACCCCGACCTTCACGACCTGACCACACTGGAAATTGCTTCTTATTATTTGAACCGAATTCGTTACCTGCCCATAACTGTTGCGTTGTGCCGCCGCCTGAAAACTTTTGGGCTGCGAAACCGTAGGAAATTTCACCAATTTTTGATGACTTTGAAACCTTCGCACCAGTGGCAATTCTGATTTTTGCGGCTTGATTCGTGCCGCTGGTTGACGCGGCGTCGATCACGCTTGAACGAACATAGTCCGCCAATTCGCTGCTGATGACTTTTGCCTGTTTGGTTGCTTCTTCGTCCATTGCTTTGAACGAACGGGTTATGGCGCGCAATTCTGCTTTGTCATAGGAAATTGCTTCCTTAGCCATTTGCCCGCCTTTCTAAAATTTCAATGACCGTCAAAATGTCTTCGGCACTTTCAAACTCATTTGGAGATAGCCCCGTTGCCAGGGCTATCTCCCAAACGATTCGACTTAGGCTTCCGACTGGGTAACTTTTGGGTTTGCTTCACCGACGATCACTTCGGAAATAGTTTCCGTCCATGCTTCGATCGGCTTGACTGGCTTACCAGCTGCTTCTCGCTTCATGGCGTGATAGGCAAGGAATACCAAATCGGAAATTCCGATCTTTTCCTGCGCCTGGGCAATAGTGTGACCCGTTTGCTTCTCCCACTTCACCCATTCAGGCGGTGCCGCCGTGTAGGTGATTTGGTCGCCGTTATTGTATTCAATTGTTATTGGTAACTTCATTTTGTCTCCCGATTAGTAGTTTTTAACTGAATGTTTCAGTAGGTGTTCCCACCACAATGAATGATAGGTCAACTGTCTGTGCGTCAGGTGCTGACCCGCCGACTGCTGGAAATACTGGCATGACGTTGAATGCAAACACTGCACCAGTCACCGCAGTCATTGAAACTGCCAATGTTGTGTTTGGTGCTGATTCGCATGCAGTCCATAATGCTTCGCATAATGAACCTGACGCGCCCCAGTCTGCAAGCATTGAAAGATCGAAAGTCCATTGGTCGTCAATGTGCTTGTAAGCCTTGCCGTCAAGTGTCTGGTAAGTCTCAACGGTTGGTGAATTTGCAAGTGTTGCGCTGGTCGCCTGCGCGTCGTAGTTAACGGTTGCAATGGTCACGACTAAATCGCGACCAGTGATGATTGTCGTTGGCATTTTGTCCCCTATGTTGTTTGTGTGTAGTACGTTGAAACGTTGATGTCCGCAACCAACATGGGCGACTGACCCACTTCAAGAACCGTCGGCTTTTCGATCTGTCCAACAACGTATCCTGCGGGCATTGCCGCAAGAATTCCCATGATGAGTTTTTCCAGGTTGTCCAATGACCCTGCGTTGCTATTGGAAGCAACAATGGCAGTAATTGCAAAATTGATTTTGACCTGTGTTTTTGCCTTGCCTATCAAAACAACTTCCATGTAAGGCGAATCGGGCACGATTACAATGGCAGGTGGAATCGGTGATTCAGGCACGCTTGCATAGCAGGTCGCCGATAACGCGCTGAAGGCGTTGGATAAGGCTGCGCGGGTTTCGGAAACGGCATTGGCTGGCACTTATTGAACGACCGTTTCAACGTCCAGGTACGGCATAAGCAAGGTCGAAACGCGGTTGGTCAGGCTGCGCCCCATACGGTACGGCGTTGAAGTGAAATCCACGCCTTCGATCTGACCGCCTGCGGCAACGCGTGACTGAAAGACTTCAACGCTAACTGCCAAAATTGCAGATTCAATTGGGGCACTGGTTGCGTACAAATCAGCTGCGGAATAGCCTGAAAGTGTTGCAGTGCCTGTTGGAATTATGTCGCGCAATGTGACGTCAGTTGAAGTCAATGCAGCGGTGAAATAATACGGTGTTACGGTCACGACCGTGTGGGTCGCCGTGAATGGTGCGGGTAAACCAGCAACAATGACTGATTGACCAGCAACAAAATGGTGTTCACGTTGCGTGTAAAAATAAGCAACGTTTGATTCTAGTTTGTAAGCGTTAACGGCTGAAGTGTTTGCAACCAACATGGGCAAAATGACGGCTTCAGCGGTGTTGATGATTTCGTCCAGGTAACTGTCTGAATAAAGTGAAACGGACACGCCAAGCACCGTGCGCAATTGGCTTGCAGTGACAATGACTGGCATGTCCGTTTCCTTTCGATCGGCTGCGGCGAGATCGGGAGAACCCGCCGCATGATTAGTTGGGGTTAGTTATCAGGTCTTGTTGATACCAAATGCGCCTGCACCGATTTTCGTTGCAATTGCACCGTATCCGTAAACTGAAACTGAAACCTGACCTGAAGCAATAACGTCAGCGCGTAGGCGATACGTTGGTGATTCATACCATGTATAAGCAGTTGGGTTGATGATTAGCATTGAATCATCTTTGTCAGTGTCATTTGCTGACGGTACGTTTGCAGTGACGTAAAGATCAAGTCCTGCAACGTTTCCACGAATTGAATCTGGACGAACTGAACCGCCTGCGTTTGAAGGTTGTGCAGCCATGTAAATTGGACGACCTGAATCGTTCAATGTCATTAGGTTTGCCCATTGTGAAGTGTTCGCAAGAATGTTGCGCGCAAATCCCTGTGTGTTTGAATAAACTGAAGCAGCACCGCGTGAAACAAAACCAAGCAATTCAGCTGCGGTTGGGTATGTTGTCAGTGTTGTTGCGTCGGCTGTTGCACCGCTTGCAAGTGCAGTGTAAACCGCTAGGTCTGTTGCTTTTGCGTACGCTGCTGACATGTTTGTCAATAACTCATTGAAAAATAGCGGTGAAGTACGATCAAGCAATTCAACGGAAAATGTCTGTTGTCCTGCGTACTTCTTGACGGATACTGAAAGGAAACTAGAAGCCTGATCAGTTTCTGAAGGTGTGCCTGCTTCGGCAGTTTCTGCCACTGTTGGCATTGTTGTGATCTTTGGAATTTCAAATGACATTCCAGCGTCAGGCAATACGCCGCGAGAAATCGCGTCAACTGCTGAACGTGTTGTGTTTGCTAGTCCATTGATTACTTCAGTCAACTGACGTGTAGGCACTAAACCTGCGTTGTCTGTTGTGTCATCTGCTGCTGCAACGTACTGACGAGCGTTCTCGTCACCCAATGAAGCGCGGATTGTGTTTTCTAGGTACTTAGCGGCGGTGAACTCTAAGCGTGGCTTAGTTGTCCAACCACCGACCGCAGCATTTACGTTTGCGGTTACTGACTGGGCGGCTTCTACCGTTTCGGCGGTTGAAGCGTCTTTGACGGTGTCTTCCACTTCGTCTTCTCCTTCTGTTGGTTGTGCTTCAGGTTCGATTGTCGAATCTGAAATTTCTGTTTCGCCTTCTGT